ATTGCAAATACTAAAGCAAGTTCTTCGGACATTGCATTTAACCTTTACGCAAACGCATCATTAGTGGCTATTCCAGTTTTCTTAACTAGTGAAACAGCAGGAAAACTATCAATAGACAATATTGTTACTGATATTCAAGCGGCATTATCAGGTGCTAACGTTACTACAACGTATGCAAATGAAATTACTGCAAGTAATAATGCAGGTAAAGTACAATTAGTAAACTCAAATGGTAAAGATATTAGGGTAGCAGAAGGACCTTCCAGTTTTTCACTAACTGACATTAACTTTACGGCGACAACAGCAAGTAACTTTAAGGCAATAGCCTATACTGCAAGTGCAACTGCACCTGTAGGAACTACTGCTAATGGTCAACTATGGTATGATGCTGATATCAGCACTACTAATATTGATTTATTAGAGCATGATGGGTCTGCTTGGGTAACACTAACAAAAGATTTCCAAACTAAAGCAACTGAGCCAACTGTCCAAAGCGACGCAACGGCATTAGTTACTGGAGATATTTGGTTAGACTCAGGTGATACAGAAAATCTTAAACTTTACAGATATAACACAACTTCAAGTAAGTGGGTATTGATCGATTTAACTGATCAAAGTTCAGCAGACGGTGTAGTATTTGCAGACTTTAGAAAGTCTTCAACTGCTTCATTAGATTCAGATGCCCCAAGTGCGGCACTTTATCCAAGTGGCATCTTAGGATGGAACTTTAGAGCAAGTGGTGGTAATGTTAAGAAATGGCAAACATCATATGACCATGGTGGCGCAACTCCTATAACAAATGTTTGGATTAGTGAGTCAGGTACCAAGTCAGACGGTTCACCACACTTACTAAGAAAAGCACAGAGAAAAGCAGTTACTAAGGCTTTACAGTCAGCAGTAACTAGCAACCAAGAAATAAGAAATGAAACAAATAGATTTAACATTGCGGCAGTTCCAGGTTATCCTGAACTATCAGATGAACTATTAACTTTAGGTGTAGACAGAAAGAATACTGTATTCAGTATTGCAGATGCTCCATTTAGATTAGCAGATGATTCTACAAGTGTTAAAAACTGGATTAACAATACAGGAAATGCAGTAGAGAATGGCGAAGATGGTATGCTAACAAAATCATCAGAAATGGCTGTTTACTACCCACATGGTTTAACAACAAACCTAGATGGCACGAATGTAATGGTTCCAGGATCACACATGGCATTAAGAACTTTTGCATTTAATGATCAGGTATCATTCCCATGGTTTGCTCCAGCAGGTTTCCAAAGAGGTGTTGTTAATAACGCAACCTCAGTTGGTTACTTGAAAGCAAAAGAAGGCGAATTTACACCAGTAGCATTGAATGAAGGACAAAGAGATAGTTATTACTTGAATAAAGTAAATCCAATTTCCAACTTCCCAGGAAGAGGAATTTCAATCTTTGGACAGAAAACACTTAATGCAAGTGCAAGTGCTTTAGATAGAGTAAACGTTTCACGTTTAGTTATCTATCTAAGAGAGCAACTTGATGATGCTGTTAAGCCTTTCTTGTTTGAACAAAACGATAGAATTACAAGAAACAATGCATTTAGTGTTGTGTCAAGATTACTTGACGGTCTTGTAAGTCAAAGAGGTCTTTTTGACTACCTAGTAGTGTGTGATGATACTAACAACACACCTGCAAGGATTGATCGTAACGAGTTACACATTGATGTAGCAGTTCAACCAATAAAAGCAGTAGAGTTTATCTACATACCAATTAGAATCCAAAACACTTTGGGAACTTCAGGTAATAGTTAAGTTTAAACTAAACTTTAAAGGGGTCTTATTAGGCCCCTTTTTTTGTGGATATTAAAACTAGAGTTAATGTTTTTATACTGAATGTGATAAATAAAAGTATATTATAGCATAGGAGAGCAAATATGGCAACACAAGTAAACCCAACAAAATCAAAGTTTGGTGTTCCTATTGATGGTTCAACACCTTTGGGTATCTTACAGCCTAAATTAAAATTTAGATTTAGGATAACCTTTGATAACAACTTTGGTGGCGGGACTGATTTATTCTCTCTCACGCAAAATGTTCAGAATGTTACAAGACCTAAATTAACACATGAGGAAGTAATAATTGACTCATATAATTCTAAAGTATATGTGGCAGGAAAACATGTGTGGGATCCAGTAACAATCATGATTAGAGACGACATTACTAACAAAGTTACTAAGAAAGTTGGTGAACAACTTCAAAGGCAACTTAACCATTTCGACCAGACATCATTCTCAGCAGGCGGAGACTACAAATTCGATTGCTACATTGAGATTTTAGATGGAAAGAGTGCTGACGCAACAGAAAGTTGGAAGTTAGAAGGCGCATTTATTCAGAACGTTGATTACAGCGATACTGATTATACTGCTAACGACCCAGTTACAATTTCAATGACATTACGTTACGATAACGCATTGCACGTTGATGATGCATCTACTGTTGACGCAAGAAAAGAGAGCGGTGATCCGTTCCCACAGACAGCACCAGCAAGAAATACAAATGATCCTGCTGATAGTTAATAACTAACAGTAGTTCGTCTGAAAAGAATCTGAACAGGAGTATTTTACTCCTGTTCTTATCATACAGGACATTAAAGCATGAGAAAGAATTTTGGAGAAAAAGGCGAAGGACTATATTTTAGTGATGTGTTCAACGCAAAGCACCTTTCAATAGGGTACTTTCCTCCTAGATTAAAATTCAATGGCTTTGCAGAATTTTATATCAATCCTGATCTAAAAGCAGAAGCAATTAATATCGGCATACCTAATATGCGTAATGATTTAGCAGGTTTCACTCGAGAAGCCACAATGCCTAAATTAACCTTTAAAACAGAAGTAATGAATCAATATAACATTAAACGTGTTGTTCAAACTGGTGTAGAATTGCAACCAGTAACAATGCAAATGTACGATACAGTTACCAATGACTGGTATGAAATGTTGATGACTTACTATGCATACAACTTTATGAATGCTAGACAGACAGGTAAGTCTGGTAGTATTCAAGGTGCAAAAGCAATACCTACTGCTTCAGATACATGGACAAGAAATTCAAAATTTATGGCAGAGACATTTCCAAGTGGAGCATCAGGCTTTGATGCAAACGATACACCTCATCTTTTTGATGCTATTAGAATGGTTGTTGTAAACGGCCAACAAGGCAGAGAAATTATGTTGCACAGACCCACTATTGTATCAATGGACTTTGGTGAGATAGATCATAGTGCAAACGAAGTAAACTCTTTCTCAGTAGAATTTGAATATGAGAATTTTACTGTAGGTAAAGTAATAGAAAATCCTTTAGACGAAATAGATCTTCAAAAGTTTAGCATATACGGAACTGGAAATGCTACAGATAATCTTGCTAAAAATGAATTCGTCGATGGTCAAGATGAAAGAGCACCATATAGAGCAAAAGCAGGTCAACCAATGAATGCCGCTGATCTATTAGATGCAGAAAGAAGAAGCCAACCACAACCTCAACCGCCAAAAGAAAAGAAAAAAGGCGAAGCCGCTCCTGAGCAACGAGATTACCTAGGCAGAAGAATATAATGAGTGCATCACTATACGATACTTTTGGAAATGAAATATCTTATCAAGTCAAAAGAGGTATTTTAACAGCATACATAGATAATTCTACTATTGAATTTCCTTTACCACAAGCCTCAGCAGAGTTACTAGAAAAATTTTCCAACCCGGTTGATACAATGAATCAACAACATCTAGATATGATCAAAAGTAAACTAGAAAAAATTGGGTTTAAAAAAGCAAATGCAAAAGCATTAGCACCAGTGTTAATCACAGTTGCTATTGAACTTGATACCGATGTATTAGAATTTTTTAAAGACTCAGATGCTTCATTACAATTAACAACAGACGCCTATACCGCCATTAATTTACAAAGGCCTGAAGGTAGCAGAATCAGTGTGTCAACACCAACTGTTAATTCTAAAAGTAAAGCATCCGCATTAATACAACCTTAAATTAATAAATACTATTATGCCAAAGTTTGCACAAGGTAACTATACCGTCGAGAATCGCCAAAAGTATGCAGGGAATAAAAACCCTTTCTACAGAAGCAGTTGGGAGTTAGCATTCATGAGAATGTGCGATGCTCATCCTAACATTACTAAATGGGCAAGTGAGAATGTAAAAATTCCATATCTTAATCCAACAACAGGCAAATATGCAAACTATGTACCAGACTTTATGATACAGTATACTGATAAGAATGGCAATCATAATGTAGAACTTATAGAGATTAAACCTGCTAATCAAACTACATTAGAGAATGCTCGTAGCAGAGGACAAGCCATACAAACGCATATAAACGCCGCTAAGTGGACAGCGGCACAAGAATGGTGTAAACGTAAAGGCATACGGTTTAAAGTGATAAACGAAGATCAGATATTCCAAAACAATAAACCTCGAAAGCCTAAAAGAATTACTAAACGCAAATAAATACTAATATGAAGTTACTAGTTGGCGGAGACAGTTTTGCAGAATTTCCTAAACAATCTTATGGTTATGTTGATAAACGTGAGTTTATAGATTGGCCATCATCTGGTAAAGGAACAGGATTTAGACAATATCTTAATTATAAACACTGGTGCCAACATTTTGACAATGATGCTGTATCAGTAGGCATAGGTGGTGCTGACACTAGTATTACCACATTTGTAACATTACAAGAATTAATGACTGG